AGTCTACAGAGCAATTTTGTAGTGTTTTGTTCACTAATATACTTCAGTCCGCATATAAGGGACCAGACACACACTGTCTGGGGAGAAGAGTTCATCCTACTCTCTACGAGGGGTCACACTCAAGGTGTGTGACCAGGACCCCACATAGTTTAACGTCTTTGCGTAGACGAACATTTAATGAACTTACCCGAATTCCGCCTTAAAGGCATCAACGCGGGCGATAAGATCCTCCTTACCGGGGTGGTGGCGAATGTCGCGTATGAACTGTAACCTATACGTTTCATACAAGGGGTCGGAAACGTTCTTATGGAGGAACCGAAAAAGGGTTTTGGCCCAAGATTCAGGTTCTCCATGAGGGCGTCCTTCCCAATGTGTGGAACAGAAGGAAAAATCGTTCAAAGGCTTGACATCGACTCCCTTAACGGTAAAACCAAGTTGGATGTATATATCCATCATACCTTCTAAATACCTCTCAAGAGCATCATCACCCATTTGGCAACCTTCCGCGTCGCAATCTTCATCAACACCTAAAAGGAGTTGGACGATGACACTAAGCATGAGTCGCATATGGGAGTTGGTGGAGGAGGTAAGATACGATCCGGAAGGCAAAATGCAAGCAATAAGCTGCTCGAACATCTTGCCAGACGGAAGTTGGAAAACCTTGAGGGCCATGCATTGGAAACGCACCTTGGCTAAGAGAAACCAAGGTTCGCTACCAGCACAAAATCGTGATCGGTACATGAGATCTAGCATAAGCAGCCAGAGAGGCACGGACCAATCCCAGCCAGAAACGTCGGTAGAACAAAGCCTGTATTCGGCTTGACGAGCGAGAAACCAGGAGTATAAAGCCTCCTGGCCTTCGTCGTGCAAACCCATACCAGGTTTGTAGGGGATGTATTCATTCAACTCTATTTCAAGCTTGTTCAGCTTAGAAAATAAGAGCCGTTCAATTAAATTATCAACCAGGGAGACACCGGAAATGATTCTAAATCGACCTTTATCAAGTTTCTCCCGCTTGTGGGGTTCATCCTTGATAAAGGTGTAGATAGGATCACAAACCAGTGCTTCAACTAGTTGGGAGCCGGTTGTGGAAGTAAAATCGAAGTTCAACATTTTGTCTAATCGGTCAAGCACCAACAAAATCAAAGACCTACGATCTTCACACCAAGTAGACTTCTTAGAACCATAATAGTTCAGAGGAATTCCCGGAGTGGAGTCGGGGTCAGAATCATCAATGCAATCATCGATAGACAGAACGAGGTCAGGCAATAAACAGAAATCAGAAACACCTTCGAGAAGCAGACGTGTAGATAAAAGAATATCGGAATGAAATTCCTCTATTGTTTTCGGTCCATCAGGCCCTGCAAAACATCCAGGGAGGCCGAGCGAAGAAGTTCCTCCGGGTAACGCTTCTTCAAGCTCGTCTTTAAAGCGTCTCTGTAAGCCCTTTTCGAGCTCGTGGACAGCTTTATCAACGGATCGCTGTAGAATTTCGTCACTCGGTTGTAATCGCTTAACTTTGTGAATGCTTCCATGGTAAGCCAGAGAGGTAATGAGTCCTTTCTCGCTACGTTGGGGCCAGTCGAGGTGTGCTGTCTCGGGGAAGTGGTCGTGGATGAAGTCGACGGGACGGGGTTTGGTGACTGTAAACGTGGCATTTCCAGTTCCGCAATACCGTAGAATCCCGTTGGTTGTCTCAGTGATCCATTCGTGGTCGACTCCTTTACAGTAGTTTCCCAGATCATAGAGCTCTTTTGCCGTCCGAGGGCGCTCACGCCTGGACGACGACAAAAAAAATCCGCCTCATCAACCTGAGCGTTTTCCTTGCCGTAGTAGTCGTCGTCAAATGGTGGAGTGGAGAAGTCCATCTCTTCATCGTCGAAAATATCGATCTTGTCCCAAGGGAGGACCGATATTTTGCCAACGCTAATAGAACCGATGGCAAATTCAGTATCCCTGAACTTGACACGGTCCTTGTTGCGTATGGCTTTCGAACCGATGTTGAAATTGGTTTCCGTCCAAACATTGTCGTCGAATTCTTCGAATGATTCCTTCACGGATTGTTTGGTGTGTCTCAAAAGACGCGCAATGAGGTCAGAGATAGCGGTAGCTTCATTGACGACAGTGTTCGTTTCTTTATCGATCCTAGAACCCGTGTGTAGTCCGACGACTTCACCATCCTTATTGAAGATGGGAGCGCCAGACCAACCGGCGGCTGTCGAAGCGTAATGGTCAAAACCAAACGCCCTTTCGACAACTTTTGTCGCGCCGAAACTCTCATACCAGACATCACTGTCGGCAGTGCCCTTAATGCGAATGTTGCCATTACGCGAATAAGGAGCAGCATTGAGAGCTCTGCCCCATTGGTTAATGACGTAATTGTCCTCGAAGAGGACAAAATCCGAAATATCGCCTGTAGCGATGGGTTCCTGGGCAAAGTGGTAGCCTCGGTTTCCAAAGCAAAGGCGAGTACTGTCTCCAAACTTGTCATAGACATGTTTGGCCGTAACCAAGAAAATGCGGCCTCGAACTGCTAGTCTGAAAGCGCAACCGATGAATTTACCATTAACCGTGAAGTAGAAGATACCCTTAGGTATACTCTTTAAAACGCTCATGGGTGATCCCTCGACCGCAGCTTCCTTACCAACACGTGGTCGCATTGAGAAGGCCCAAAGATCATTGATTCCAATTTTATATTCAACTCCTTTAATGAAAACCTCGATATAAGGCTTACCAGTCGAGGAGTATCGCAAATTCTTGGCGTCAATCAAATCATTGTCGACAGTTTCGGTAGTAACGTAATACCAATTGGCAAATTTTCCAGCTAAATACCGGAAAATTAGCGCAACAAATTGAAATGGAATGCTAGCAAAGAACCAAAGAGGTTCTAAGCAGCAAAACCATAGCGCGGCAGCTACGAGGGGTGCGATCTTAATCGCGACATACAAACCGATTATGACTCCTAAGAGCCAGGACGTCGGAATGCTGTCGAGTTTTGAAATCACATTACTCGCAGTATCAAAGAGAAGCGTAGAATCAGAC